TTCTCTATCTTTAATAGTTAAATGACGACCTTGAATGTTAGCAATATGTACCATGCTTTGTAGTTTTTCCTGATATTTAACCGCAAAATATGGTGAATACATAAGCCTACTTGTAGGTGCGGTTGATAACCAGGCAACACCTTCTCTTACGGCATCACGGAAATCTATATATCTATTACTTACACCTAGATTATCAGCGGCTAAGTCGGTAAGAAGTGGTGGTCTTTCATTAACATCTGGATAAAGTTTGCGTAGTGCGTCTACAGATACTCTATTTTCTAGAATCATATTATGTAATTCTTTTGATGGAGCAAATGCATTGACTACAGCCTTTGCCTTTTCATACATAAGTCCAGCGTCAGAAGATGTGTATCCCATTCTATCCATATAAGAAAATCCCTGAGGACTTCTTAAATGGCTAATAACTTCCCTCTTTGATTTACCAGACATAATCATTCTAGCAACATCATCGAATCCTAAAATATCTTGTAGGGTTTTAGCCCATTCAACTAGGTGCAATCCTTCTTCTTGAGTTGCTAGGATTGTACGAGTTCCAGTGCTACCTCTACGAATATTTTCAATTTCAAGTTCACGCACATTAGATAATGCTCTACGTAAATCATCCTTTTGTAGCAACTGTTGTCTTGTTATGTCGCCAAATCTACCTGAGAAAGGGGCAGGAAAGTCATATCCTAATACTCTAATAGACTTATCTCTACCAACTGTTGGAGTTTTTACCCCACTTATTACGGCATTTTCTTGGCGTACAAGTTCATTTCTTGAACCTTTGATATTGTTTAAATTATCTAAGATATCAGAAATTTCTGCAGGTATTTTCTTCGGTGGTTTCTTTACATCATACCCAGCACGGTTTAAAGCCTTTTCGTATGCTTTAATTGTTGCATTATGTAGATTAATATCCCTTCGAATATTTTCTAATTTCTTCTTAGGGTTACCAATTGCGCTAAAGTAAGTAGAAATCTTTCCTACGGTATTTGAAGATTTAGTAAGGGCTTCAATCTCTTGCTTACCAAGTTCTTTTAATACACTGAATAATGCAGCATCTCCATATACACGAACAGATGAGTCACGGATAACGTTTATTGGATATCCGGCACGGAACAATGTAAGTCCACGCCATAAAGAGTTAAACTCTTCCGCAACAAACTGTCCTAATAATTTTGTATTAAGGGGAAGTCCTGCTTCTGCTCCCTTTTTCTTTGAATATCTTTTAAACGCAGCATCCCACATTTTAGGATCTGGTAAAAATGCACCGTTTGCTAACTGTGTAACAAGTTGAGGATCAGATAAAATATCATCTACCCCACCAGGTCCAAACATATAACCTTGCTTTAAATCTCTAGCAGAGCGTGCTTCTTCTAGTAATGTTCTGTTGGCTTTATCGTAAGCCTTTAAAACTTCAGATATAATACTTGGGTGAACATTGTACTTTGCTCCCAAGTTCTCTGCCAGTCTTGTTGTGTAAGTATCTACAATATTCTTTTTGACAATTTCATTTGGCGCTTTAATCATATCGTTGTATAGTTTTAGACCTTCTTCAGGAAGAAGCCCTTTATACTTTACAGCAGAACGAATGCTTGTGCGAAGTCTATCTGGAGACTGAATAGGATCATTAAAATTAATTGTGTTCTTAGGGATATCATCACCTAAGCGGTCTACCATTCTAACAAATGCAGAGAATGGACCCTTTTGATAAATCGTTTGAACTGTTTTTCCAACTAAACTTTGACGTGCTGTTAAATCAGTGGTCTCTGTTTTTCTGGCAGCCTTTTCTTTTGCTAAATCGTTAGCAGTTCTTTCTACCCAAGCCCAACGAGAAGTGGTTCTATTCTGCATTCTTGAATCAACCTTAAGTGCATCATCCAACCACTTAACTTGATTGCGAAGTTCTTTTACTTCGGCAGTAACCATTTCAACATTGTTCTTAAATCTATTAGACAGTACAATGTTATCGCCTTTATAGGTAAGACTAACTATACCTTCTGTCTTAACAGCCTGTAATGAGTCAGTATATCTTTGCATTTCAGCAAATACGTCTGCTCTTTTTGCAGCAAGTTCTTGTAATGCTGATATATCACCACGGCCAGTGCGAAGAACCAAACCAATGGACTCTCTACTTGCACCAGCAAGTAGGTTTGCACCCACCATACCAATTTCATTATCAAATTGCTTGCGTTGTAATATTGTAGATGGGCTATTATTTTGTAAAAAATCAAATAATGGTGTGTATTTTGTTACTTCACCGTCGACAGTTCTTTTAATTGTGTCAACATCATCGGCTAATCTAGCAGCAGTTAGTTCTTCTTCTCTTTTTGCTAGTATCTTTCCAGTTAAACCAGGAGTAGGACGCACAATTGGCGCTACTGTAGCCTCACGTAACAAGGCACCAGTGACTTTACCAGCAGCAATATCTGGTCCAACACCAAGTTCTAAACCAAAATTAAGAAATCCACTTACTACTGCACCTAAACCTTTAGTAGTATCGCCCCAGTCTTCGTATCCAAGCGCTCTAGATGCTTTACCAACTGTACCTGAATATATATCTCGACCAAAATTATAGCGAACTTGTCCTGCTTCTGATTCAGCAAACTGTGCAGATGTCGCACTTTCCTCACCAGCAATACCAGTCTTAGCAACTGAGCGTGCTATCTTTCCAGTTAATGCTGCGCCAATTGCTGTAAGTCCAGCAACGGCTGCTACTGGAGCACCAACAGTTACGGCAGCAGCGCCTGCAAGTGCGCCTCCACCAATAATTCCAAGACCTGCAAGTAATCCCATACCCGTAGAGTTGTTTTCAACATCTCTAACAAAAGCATAATTAGACCTTACATTCTTAGGCCCAGCCATTAAAAGTCTAGTAAGTGCACCATCAGTTTTTTCATCAACTCTACCAAGAGTTGCTTCAGTTATAACACCTAATGTTCCACCAACTGTTTCAATACCACCAACACGTAGTTGTTCAATGGCATCATTCCATCCACCAGGATTTGCTGGAAGATTTTTTGCTATGTCTGAATATAAACCAAAGCCACTTGAACGTGTAACACCAGGAGTAGAAACACTTGTCCTAGGTGCAGTATCTGGCAAATATGCTGCTGATGGAATACGTTGTCCAGCATCTGGTGCTGGCTTTGGCGCATTCTCAGGAGTCTTGGTAAGTTCTTTTGCTAGATTTGATATTGTATCCCATAAACTCACAAAATACTCCCCAGGTATTTAATATAATCTTTAGTTGCTTGCGTAGCGCCTGGTTGTTGTGCCCACCATTCCATGACTTGGTAATTTTGTCTAATTAAATTAATGTCTGGATTGTCCGATTCTTGTGGAGTAGTAGGTAGATTAAGAGCCTCTAGTCCATCACCAGCGCCAAGTTTTGCACCATTAGTTACTGCAACACCAGGCTCTGCAGTTGGAGCAGTAAGTGGTATTACATCAGTATTCATACTAGATCTTATAGATGCAGCACCAGGAACATTTGCTACTGGATTTCCAGCAAGTTTTGCAGCACGTTGAGTTGCAAGAGTTTTTTTACCCTCACCATATCCCATACCAGGAATATAAGTTGCTGCTTGTGTTCCACTTTGGCCATTACCACCAAGAGGATTAATGTTCATTGGGTTATATTGTGGTCCACCATTAGCACCACCGCTACCTTTTCCACCCATGATTCCTCCTACCTAGAATATTGTATTTTAGTAATAATGGGACCGCTTGAATATATATCCCATTTAGTTGATATTTCTATTGCTTTTTTGATAATTTTTTCTGCTGCAATAGCAGATGTAACTCTATCGACATTAAGAGCCGCCATAGCACCAATGGCAATGTCGCCACCAGAACCAGAGTAATAGATACCGCGAGTATCACGATCCCAAGAATAATCCTCAAAGATAGGATAGAGTACTCCACGAATGCTAATAATAAACTGCGAATCATGCGCTGCTGCATCCCCATCTTCTTTCATGTCATAGCCAGCGTCTATGAATAGTTTACGCATAGAAGGTATAAACTTCTTAGTCATAAACAAATCTAAATCTTCGCCAATCTTTGGCTTCGGTGGTTTCCATCCAAATTGCAATAAATTTGAACCACGTCCTGCACCAGAACCAGCAATTAATATTCCATTATTTTCGATGATTTTATTTGTAGCCATATCAATTGGTCTACCATATTCATCTGATGAACGAGAGTCGGAACCTATTACGGACCAACCATTACCTTGAATAGCAGCAAGTGTTGTCATTGTCCCCTCCTGTTGCTATCGTCTACGAATAGTTCTTACGCTTGCGTTTGCTCCACCACTTGATGTTAAACTTGATAGAAGGCTTTGTATATCTGGTACTTCTTGAGGTTCTCCTGCCATAGGGGTAGGACCTCCTACTGGAGCAGCGGGAGCAGGGGACGGTTGCTCAACCTGAGGAGCACCAGCAGGAGGAACTTGTTCTTTAGGCGCAAAGATTTCTTCTATTGCGTCTTCGATGCTTTGTCCCTTTTGTCTTGATTTAATAACACTAGCAATCTTTGTAACGATATCTGTAGGATCTTGTCCGGCAGTGGCCATTTGTGGAATGGCTTGGGTGTATGCTTGAAGTGAAGAGATAAGAGCATTACGCATATCTTCAATCTCAATCTTCTCTTGCTCTTGTGTAACATTAACATTAAACGGCAACTCTCTCATAGCCATGTCCTTGGAGATTAACTTGCCTCCAAGTGCTTGTAGCATAAAAATAAGTCCTTGTGCTGGATTAAGACCAGCAAGCATACCATAACGAACATCGGCTGAATAATCGCCCTTGATGTCTTTGCTTGGTTTATACTCTAATGCATAAGGTGATCCAGCATCTACACCGCGAATTGTTTTTAATTCATCAAATATTAATTCATCAACCTCAAAACAAATTCTAATTACATCTCGAAGAGCCGTTGCAAATATAGATTGGGCTGACTTGACTTGAGTATCGAATGCTCCCATGAGAGCCTGGACGCCCTGGCCCGTAACGATAGATGCATTAACGTTACCTGTTCTGCCCTCTGGGTAACGAGCACCCACTCTAAGTTCTTGATTGAGCAACGTTTGTTCGGTAAACGCCCCTTGTGGAAGTGTAAGTTCAACACGTCGTACTCCTGCTGGGTTGTTGGTTCTAATAACTGCATCTCCGCCAAGTTGAAGTTCTTGAACATCGCTTGGTAGTACAATAGGAGATTGAACTGACTTCTCTGCTGCTTCCATAGCAAGCATAGCAAAACGATTACGTAGTAACTGAATACCAATAACATCATCAAATTGTCCACGCATTTCACCATCAATAGTAGGACGCTTGGCAATTACTACCATCATCTTTCCTATTGGATTTTTGGCACTAGATAAAATTAAGTTATCTCTACTAGGAACATACACTACAGATTGGTCTTTGTCGTAGTAGCGAACTATTTCAATTAAGCCATTAACATCTTGTTTAAAACCTGAGCGTCCAAGTAATTGAACTTCATATTCAGGGAATTGAGCAACTAACTCGCCAAGTGTTAGGGTGTATATTTTTGCAAAGGAGACGCATCTTCCGTAGCGATCAAATTCAGGATAAGCCATCCTTGGGTTTTCTACACGGATGCGTGGCATCTTTGATTCCTCATCCAATTCAATTACGAATGGGAGGAAACCGTATGTTATGTAGTAGTCGGCCCCTGTGTACATAGAAACTTGTAGGTCAGAATGATTAAAATAGTTAGAGGCAATACGAGTACGGTTATCAGCAAACTTACGAGCACGATCATTGACCTGACTAGCGGACGAGCAGTTAACCGCAGGAAGCGGCGCCATAACCTCTGACAGGTCGCGGGCAACGATATCAATAAAATTTGCAACGACATTTGTGTCTACGCCCTCTGGAAAGAAATCAGGATATACCTCTGAGATTTTACCTTGACGAACAGCAAGTACGTCAGCAGCACGTGCATCGCGCTCTGAGGCACGATACTTGAGTGATTGAACTCGTGCTGCAATACTATCAATTGATAGAGCCATTTATATCCTAACTATAGGTTTCCGACCATTGCTCAGCAAAGGCCTCATCTAAATTTATTCCGTATCTTGCTTCTCTTTGCCGTCTAGTAGCCCATCGATTATTCTGGTACTTAGTAGCAAAAGATGATTGTTGCATTAATTCTCTGACTCTAATGATAGCAAACCATAATGCCATTACACAGTCAGTTGGGTTTTTTGTATCTGGTTTCCAGGTTATCAACTGTTGAACTAACGACTTCAATCCTTCTGAACCTTCATTGGATGGAAGTTGTATTGTGTTGTTATCTTGAAATCTGCCGTCCCTCAGACTGCCGAATAAGGCAGACATGGAGGCCACACCAAATGATGTGTCCCATTTGTTCTTACCAGTATAGTGAGGATTTAACTTACACCCATGTATGGCTAAGAACTGAACTAGATCAGTATCCATCTGATACGCCTTTTGATGGGCGTTGATTTCAACTCGAAACTCTTGTGGTTTATATCTTTCAACCCACTCTTCAATAAGAGCACGCTCTTTCTGGGGAGATGGGTCAACCATATTAACACAATCTAAAACATAAATTTTTGAATCCGCTTTATTGTAGGTAACTGCTACGAAAGCAGACCTGCCTGATACAGCAGGGTCAAAACCAATTACAGTATAAGAGCCTTCAACGTGGCTTGGATGGCCTGGCGTTCCAGCCTTAAGAGGTCCGCGTTTTCGCATTCCATTGACGCATCCTGCAACAACTGTTGGTGAGAAGATTGAGTCTTCGACGATATCTTCTTGTTGGTAAACCATAGCCCAGATTGACGGAGCAACCTCAGACCTTCGAGTAAAGAGCGAGGGTCCATCCCACTTTGGATATAATCCTTGCTCATTTGCTTCATCCTTGTCGCCCTCAGCCCTGTCTGTCCAAGGCCATAATGTTTTCCAGTTTTCTGGCTTCTCGTCAAACTCTAATACTGCTGGTTGAGAGAAGTAAGTGAATGGAGATTTGCCACCTGTCCATTGGTCGCCATCTCGTATCATCTTGTATAAATCTATAGGGGCGACACGGGTTCCTACAATCAGTAGTTTTCCGTGCCGTCCCAAACGGGTGATGACTTCTTTTTGAAGCCATTCAATTTGCTTTTCCCACTCATGAGAGTTTGAGTTCATCACCACATCGTCTAGGATAATCAGATCGGCGCGAGCACCGTAAATCTGAGATCCAAATCCTAATGCTTGTACTGTTGGGTCTTTCTCTCCAGAGTCGCGTCCAGTGCCCAAGTAGATCATATCAGCAGACCATGTCTGTGAGTCAGCCTTGTATCCGCCATTGGGACCAAATCCCATTTGAAGTTTAGTCCAGTTAGGGTGGCTAAGTCTAGTCTTGATTGCACTTAAAAATTTTCTGGCCATACCTTGAGTCTTTGAGACCACAATGATTCTTACGTTAGGATCAGTGGCTATACGGTAAGTCACATAGTTGATTGTGATGACTGTGGACTTAGCGTGCTCAGGTGGTACGTTGATTAAGATACGGTTGCTGGCCGCAGGCTCATAGGTCATGGATGGATGTAGCCAACGGGGTTCCCGTCCCTCAATTAGGTCAACCCAATCTTTATGGTGTTCGAACAGTTTAGTGTCTAGGAATTGCTCGGAGAAATCCTCAAACGAGATATCCTTGAGATTGGCCATGTCGGCCTTGACACCTTTACCAGCAAGTCTTGCTTTATCAGCCTCAGCCTTAAAGTCAGGGTTCTGCATTGACCATTGGCGGAAGGTAACATCATTTCTACCCACAGCCAGCATGGCGTCGGTAATGGTTGTTCCCTGGGCTAGTAGTTCTAGAACTTTCTTCTGGGCCACATCTTTAGGAACT